ATAGCAGTGACCATCTGTCATAAGCAGAATTTTCGCCTGAGGACTTATCTTGACGCCTTCGGTAAGTCTCTGAACAGGATAATGGCCCAAATTGAGAGGTGAGGACCATGTTTCTCTTAAAACGATTGTCGGGAATGACATAACGATACGCTCGAAACCTTGCGTGAATACACCTTCCAAATGATTTTGATTTGTAAGGATGGCGTACGGGAATAAACTTGATTTGCTAACCCAGTTGCTGCCTGGACTACCATGGGTTTTGGTAGACGATATTCTTTTCTTTTTGCTTTGGATGAAGAATCGTATAAACCAACTGTAGTCTGTTCCTTGGCTTTCTTTTGGAATTCTAATGATACGCCAACCACCAACGCATCATAGGGGTTTTTGAATACCGCATGTCCAGAACGGGGATCCCTTAGAACCATTCCAGCGGTTATACATCGACTCATGGTCTCGATGAATCCGATACCTAGCTCAAAGATTTCACAGAAGGGTAGTAATGCTCCCAACTCTATAGGAAGAAAATCTATAATCGTTGCAGCTGTCATTTTTGACCATCGATAAGGATCTTTGGGCATCAATGCTGAGATCACTGCAGAAGAATCTCCTCTTTGAATTGAGTAAATGTTGTTGGCCATCGAATATATCTTGGTCAAATCCAACATTAGGAACATAAACAACTTGTAGAGCATGCCGATAATGAACAATCGGCTCACCCACGCCTCTGCGTAATACAAGAGCATGTATGTGAACATCATCAACCAGACCATGTTGATGTAATTTCTGACAGGAACAGACATTACAGCTTGCCGGACGTCAGGATCCTGCATGTCTTGATAAAAGCGATCAGCTGCAGTAGCCGATCCCCATGGTGACCGTTCAATAATACTCTTCCACACCGCTGCAGATGTTATGCGAGAGTCATTGAGACGCCAGTACAATTTTTCTGCGTACTGGTTGTCAGTATAAAAAGGTATCTCCGGGTAGCTAGTTAGCATATTGGGAGTCATCTTATAAAACTGACGGGGGAGATAGTCTCGTATCGTGTCTCCCATCACGTCCACAGCGAGCTTAATATTCTCGTCCCATGGCATATTCGTCACCAAAAGCTTATGTATCTTCCGTTGATGTTTAGTCAAGTGTGCCAGACTCATCTGTTCAGCACCCTCTTTCATGTGAATTTTCACTGTTTGATGGAAAGAAGGGAACGGATTCGCTCTGTGGAATTGCATAAATTGCTGACGAATAGATAGCGTTTTACCCTCGCTAAGGTCTTCCCTTATCGCACTCTTCGAAAGACGGTGCTGTACCATGTCTCCTGGGGGGATGGTTATTTGGACAAAAGGCAGTAGGTCTTCGTCCTTGGCCATTTTAGTTTTAAATGTTCCGGGATTAAAATGATAAAACCCGGCAAGATGTTCAATCTGGCTACAATACTCATTTGCCATCCATCTCCACCAACCCATATCCATATAGATCCTAGCTTGTCCTGTGATCTGTTGGATACCTGCATGTAGATAGAGACGATTTTGAGGATGTGCCTGATAATACCTATATCCACTTGACCGGAGGGCCAATTGTCGAGGATTTTGATACACCATCCATCTTGGGAACTTTGGCAATTCACCACGGTGTTCCG